TGTAACGGCTTGGAATGGAACAACAACATCATATTATGATAACTCAACAGCAGATATAGGTAATACAACAGACGTATCATTTACATCATCAATTGTAACTGGACAAATCCAAATAAATGCAGGAACAATAACTTCAGGTTGGACAGTAAAAATGTTAGTCACATATTTATAATAAACAAATAGTTGGATAGGGAAAACTAAATAAACATGGCAAACGAATTTATAGCTCGCAATGGTCTTATTGCACAAAACAACTCAACAATAACCGGTTCATTAAATGTATCTGGAAGTTTAACAATAACCGGTTCATTAAATGCATCTGGAGGTGAAGGAATAACAGGAAGTTTATTTGGAACAGCATCATTTGCTACAAGTTCATCTTACGCTTTAAGTTCATCTCAAGCTCAAACAGCATCATTTGTAAATACATTAAGTCAAAATGTATTAATTACTGGTTCTTTAAGTGTATCCGGTTCTTTAAGAGTATCTAGTTCATTAACAGCATTAACTAATGGTTTTGTTGGAGTTGGAACTAATACTCCAATAAGTATACTACACTTAGGTAATGGATCTGGTACAACTTTAGGGGATTTTACAACTCCGGCCATTACATTTAATACATTAAATAATGGTGTGTATTAGATTCAAATAGACTTTTTTTCAAAGCAGCTGGAGCTTTTAATTTTGGTATAGATTCTACTGGAGTACTTGGTAATCAATTTAGAATTAACGGGGCAGCTTCAAATAATGTAACTACTCCTATTTTTGTACCATCAAGACTTTCATTAGGTCCAAATTCTGGATTTGGCGGTAACAATGCAGGTGATGTTTGTTTAATTACAAGTGGTTCTACTAGATTAAGAATTAATTATAATGGAGATTTAGGGTTTTTTGGCGTTACCCCTGTGGCGAGACAAACATTAGGAGCTGCAACAGCAGGAGCAACTTACGGAACAAATGAACAAACAATGTTACAGAAAGTATATGATGCTTTAAGAAATTACGGATTAGGAACATAAAATAAAAATATATAATGGCAATAAAAATTACAGGATTCTTTATAAATCCACAAACAGATTTAATATACGATTCACCAACATTAACATTAATACCTTGCCTAGTAAATCCTGGGTTGTTATCATTAGATGTGAAGATTAATGAACGTGATTGTATAGTGTACAATAACATTAATAGAAATATATTAGAATATGGAGACATATCAGATCCATACGACAATTTAATAGAAGCTTTAAAAAATTATGTTATAGAAGATTTACAAAATGTTGGAATAAACCAAAATGCAACATTTGAATAATATGTTTTAATACAATCAACAATATTTATAATAAAAATACAAAATGGAAACAAAAGTTTTAACACAAGAAGAGTTGCAACAAATTAAAGACGTCAGACAAGAAAAATCAATTCTGGTTGAACAATTCGGTCTTATAGAATACAGCATACAAGATCTAGAACAACAAAAACAATTACTCAATTCATCTTTATCTGATCTAAAACAGAAAGAAATTGAGTTAGGAAAAACACTACAAGAAAAATATGGTGATGGTACCATAAATGTAGAGAAAGGAGAATTTACAAGCTCTCTTTAGGTTTTTGATCATCTCCATAATATTTATAATAAAACATAAATTATAAAGAAATGGCAGAAACTTTAATATCCCCTGGTGTACTCGCTCGAGAAAACGACCAATCATTTATTTCCCAAGGCCCAATCACAGTTGGAGCCGCGATCATTGGACCTACAGTAAAAGGTCCATATGAAATCCCTACTGTTGTAACATCATATAGTGATTATCAAGCAAAATTTGGTACTACTTTTAATAGTGGTGGACAAGCTTATACTTACTTTACTTCAATAGCAGCTTACAACTATTTTAACAATGGTGGTGAAACATTATTAGTAGCTAGAGTAGCAAGTGGTACTTTTACAGCAGCCTCAAGTTCAGAAATGTCAAGTAATGTAGGTACAACCGCTTCTGTAACTATGAATAGTGCTAGTGTAGCAACTTTTATTAATCCAAACACTGGTTCGTTTGTTATAATCAATCCCTTATTGGGAACAAGCGGAGTAGTCATAGCCGTTACTGGAAGTCCAGCACCTGCTAATACCGCTACTACAATATTTGTATCAACAGGTTCAACTGCCACTAATACAATAAACAATATTGTAGCAGCTTTTAACTTTAGCTCTTCAATATCACCTTACTCTACATATATTCAGCGTATTACCGCTTCAATATCTAGTTCAACTGGATTATTTTTTAATGCTAAAGATATAGGATCTACAGGGAATTCATATTTAATAACATCAGGTTCAACATTCTTCAATTTTTCAGGAGGTTCTTCTACTGCATCTTTATCTTTAGAAACATTATCTGAAGGAGCAATCATGAATAATACTGGAGCTGGAACATCTGGATCTTTAGTTAGTGGCTCAGTAAATAATGTAAGATGGCAAGTATTAAATAGAAATGAATCAACAGGAACATTTGATTTATTAGTTCGTCGAGGTGATGATAATACTCTTCAACCTATTGTTTTAGAAACATGGACTAACTTATCACTTGACCCATTCGCTCCAAATTATGTAGCAGCTGTACTTGGTGATTATAAAACTAATTACAATTCAGCTACTAACCAAATTGAAGTAATAGGTTCATATCCTAACAGAAGTGCTTATGTAAGAGTAAAAAGTGTAGATTTACCAACTCCAAATTATTTTGATAATAATGGAAATCCAGTCTCGGCATATACAGCATCACTTCCAACAAATATTAGCGGTACATTTGGTGCAGCTACTGGAGATTTATTTTATGGTGGGGGTGCTAGCTATTATAGTAATATCACAAATGCTGCCCAAAACACTCAAGGTATTGATGCTGCTAATTATAGCGATATGATTAATTTATTAGCTAATCAAGACGATTATAGATTTAACGTATTGTTAACTCCTGGTTTAATATCTAATAATGCTACTCTAGGAACATCTCAAATAACTACTGCTATAAATAATACTCAAAATAGAGGTGATAGCATATATGTTGTAGATTTAGTACCTTACGGAACACAAGCAATATCAACTGTAACTGCAGCTGCAGCAGCAAGAAATACTTCATATGCTGCATCATATTGGCCTTGGGCTCAAACAATCGATCCAGATACAGGTAAAAACGTTTGGGTACCAGCTTCAACAATGATAGGTGGAGTTTATGCTTATAATGATAGTGTATCTGAACCTTGGTTTGCACCCGCTGGTATAAACAGAGGTGGATTAAATAATGTAATACGCGCTGAGTGGAAATTAACTCAAGGTAATAGAGATACATTATATACTGGTAGAGTTAATCCAATCGCTACTTTCCCTGGACAAGGTGTAGTAGTATATGGTCAAAAGACATTACAAGCTAAAGCATCAGCTCTTGATCGTGTAAATGTTCGTCGTTTATTGATTGCTCTTAAATCATACATTTCTCAAGTTGCTCAAAACTTGGTGTTCGAACAAAACTCAATTGCAACAAGAAACCAATTCTTAAGCCAAGTAAATCCATACTTATCATCAGTACAACAAAGACAAGGTTTATATGCATTTAGAGTAATAATGGACGATTCGAATAACACACCAGATGTAATCGATAGAAACCAATTAGTAGGTCAAATATATATTCAACCAACTAAAACAGCTGAATTTATATACTTAGACTTCAACATATTACCTACAGGAGCTACATTCCCAGCGTAATAAAACAATTTAAAATAAGATAAGGTACCTTTGGGTACCTTACTTTTTTTCCACATATGTATAACAAAACATAATAAAATGGCAGTACTAGATCCAAACGAAATATTTTTCACAGCATTTGAACCCAAACAACAAAATCGCTTTATAATGTATATTGGTGGTATACCTTCATACCTTCTTAAAGGAGTGAGTGCAGTAACTTTAACCCAAGATACAATAGCCCTTAATCACATGAACGTACAACGTTTTGTAAAAGGAAAATCAAAGTGGGGCACAATAACATTTACATTATTTGATCCTATTACTCCTTCTGGCGCTCAAGCGGTAATGGAATGGGTACGTTTACATCATGAATCTGTAACAGGTAGAGATGGTTATTCTGACTTTTATAAGAAAGATTTAACACTTGACATCTTAGGTCCTGTTGGTGATATCGTAAGTGAGTGGGTGTTACAAGGATGTATTATTACTGAAGCTAACTTTGGTGAGTATAGTTGGGATAATGAATCAGCAGCTCAAAACCTTACAATGACTGTCCAACCAGATTATTGTGTATTGAACTTCTAAAATTATATTTTATATAATAAACCAAATCAACCTATAAAGAATACCCACAGAAATGTGGGTATTTATCTTTTTTTTAGTATATTTATAACAAATAATAAAACAAAATGGCAAAACAGATATTAAGCGAAGAGTTTCGCAAAATGCAAAAACTAGCTGGTATAAAATTAAATGAAAATGATGAAATTGATTACGATGATGAAAACTTCTCAGACCCAATGATTGATGGATATGATGACGATGACTTCATTGATTTAAATCTTTCATTCCAAGAATCACCAGAGTATCATTCATATGATAAAGTGTTAGATATAATTGAATCATACGAAGATAAAGATATATTAGAGGATTTTAAATCAACCTTTTTTGAAGATGAAAAAGTCTATAAAAAAAATTATTCAGATTTTCTTAATGATTATATAGCTGATTTGGAGGGAAAAGAATATATTAAAGCTAATTGGATTAGTATAACAGATCCTAAAATATATAATAAAGCAGGATTAGTATAAAGACTACATCAACCTAAAAGAATACCCACAGAAATGTGGGTATTTCCCTTTCCCTCATATATTTATATACAACAATAACGTTATATTAAAATACAATTTATGGAAGAAAACAAGTTCCCAACAGAAACAGTAGAATTACCCTCAAAAGGCGTAGTATACCCACCAGATCATCCTTTACGTAGTGGCAAAGTAGAAATGAAATACATGACCGCTAAAGAAGAAGACATTTTAACAAATCAAAACTACATTAAAAAAGGTATTGTGTTAGATAAGCTTCTAGAATCACTAACCATGGGTAAATTTGACATTAAAGAATTAGTAACGGGCGATAAAAACGCGTTACTTATATCTTCACGCATCTTGGGTTATGGTAAAGACTATACGTTTTCTTATGATGGTACTGAGTATACTGTAGATTTAACTGAACTAGACAATAAACCATTTGATGAAACTAAAGTAACACCTAGAGGCACATTTACATTTACTTTACCAGCAACTGGTACTAAAGTAGAATTTAAACTCTTAAGCGATAAGGATAATGAAATAATTGATCAGGAAAATGAGAGTATGAAAAAATTCAATAAAGACTCATCATCAGAAGTAACAATTCGTTTAAAACATCAAATTGTATCAGTAGAAGGAGACAACGATAAAAATAGTATCCGTAAATTTACAGAACAAATGCTAGCGCAAGATTCAAGAGCATTACGTAAATATATCAAAGATATGTCTCCAGATGTTAATTTATCTACTAGTGTAAAAATAGATGGTGTTGAGGAGAGCATAGACATTCCAATTAGTCTTAGCTTTTTTTGGCCTGACCTCTAATACAGCATCACAACATAGAATGAATACATTCATCCAAATCCATGAAATAATATTTCACGGAAATGGTGGGTATGATTATAATACAATCTACAACATGCCTATATGGTTGCGTAATTTTACGTTTAATAAAATTAAGGAATGGTATGATAAATCTAAACCTAAAGATATAGATGATAGTTGGACAAATGGTGGAGCTAAAGCAGAAGCCGCTAAAAATAAACAAATAAAACCACCAGGATATGTAACGAAGGCATCACGTAAAAAGTGATGTCTTCTCATATTTATCACATATAATATATTATGGCAGACGATTTAGAAAAAGACCTATCAAGAGCAGAGAAACTTTTAAAAAATACATTAATAAATGCTGGTAAAGTAGCTAAGGACATTACTAACAAAGCCTTTAGAGAATTAGTTGAAAATATTAATGAGTTTAGTAGATCTTTAGATAGTATATCTGATGCTTTAGAAGAACAATTAGATACATATAGTAAACTAAAACAACAAACTAAAACATTAGGTGAAAATTTAAATATAAATTTAAAATTTGTTGATAAAAAGACAGATTTATCTCAAAGACTTGTAGGTATATATAAAGA